CAGCAAGACGAGCAGCGGCTTCGCGCCGGGCATCCCCTATGGCGACAACACAGTCCTCACAGGCCCGCACCTCGTACTCACCCTGCTCCCGCGGGTGCATCATGTGCACGACTGCAGTGGGCACCTCACCGCGGTCGGGGTGCCGGAAGCAGATACCCGGCGCCCAGTCGTAGAGGTCGAGGATCTGCTGCCGGTCCATCGCCTGTCTCCCGTTGCGTCGCTGTACGGATCTGAGGGTGTGGTTCTGGTGCCCGCTGTGGGTTGCGAGACGCACCTCGACCTGGTGGTTCACCCTTTCGGGCGAACACTCGTTCGATTCATGGACACTACAGCCAGCCCTACGGCATATGCCAGACCGCAGGGCCGTCCGGTTTGACTTCCAAACCCCCTACGCGGGAGGCAGGCCCGTCCGTCGCGCGAGGTACGTTCACGATCAACTGGCGACCATTTGGGTACTGACACAAGATCACTGAGGCCGAACCGTGTGACGGGTGCCAGCCCGCCGCAACCCCCGACCCGAGTGGGTCATGCAACGCCGTGTCGCCCTCGGACATCGCATCGCCGACTTACGGCGGCAGCAGGAGCTGTCACAGGAGCAGCTGGCGCACCTCGCCGGCATGGAGCGTCGCAGCATCCAGCGGTACGAGAACGCCCAGCGGGATCCGCAGTTCTCGGACCTGCTGCTGATCGCTCACGCGTTGAGGGTGCACGTGACCGACCTCCTTCACGGGTAGCTGTGACCAGCGGGCACCTGGTTAACGAGCGCTCGCTCGCTGCGATTCAACACGCATGACGGCGCAAACGGAAGGTCAGACCTTTAATTACCTGCACACTCTCCACACATCCATCGCGTTGACAAATACCAACTGCGACGTACTGGCCAGGACATTCCCCGACATCTCGGAGTTAACGGTCGCTAGCTCGACAGCTGTTCGCAGGCCTCGCGATCGCGGTCCTTGTACGCCTGCCATAACGCCTTGCCCTTGCCGCAGTCGCCGCTGTCGATGTCGCGGCAGGGCATGCAGTCGAGGCGGTGGGTCACCCAGTCGCTGTAGGCCTGCTGAGGTGGCGCGAGGGTGGCGGCGGCGGCGACGGCTGGCCGGGGTGGGTTTGCGGCAGGGTCTGCAGGTCTAGGCTCGCCCATGTCGACGCTCCGATCGTCGGCTGCCCTGGGGCTGCCTGACCGCGGCCTCGGGGCGTTTGTGCTGTTGAGGGCAACCGTACTACCCCTGTGGGTAGCAGGGGGTAGCTATGGCAGGTCAGGGGCGGTGGTCTACCGTCCGCTACCATGATCATCGACAGGGAGGGGCCGGTTCCCCCGTACCGCCAGATCGCCGACGACCTCCGCCGGAAGATCGAAGACGGAACGATTCCCCCGGGCCGGCGCATCCCGTCGATGGTGGAGATGGAGCAGGAGTACCAGGTCGCCCGCGACACCCTCCGCAAGGCCACCCAAGTCCTGAAGGACGAGGGGCTCGTCGAGACGGTCACCGGCATGGGCATCTACGTCGTCGACCGCGCGGATTCCTAGCCCGCTGTCAGACCGGGCGCCTACGATCGGCGGCATGTCCACCACTCCCCCGCCCTCGGGCCCGCCGCGGCCGGCTGTAGTCGTGCAGGCGGAGATCCGCGCGCTGATGGAGGCGACGGGCGGCTGGCTGTGGGGGCCGACCCGGGAGCGGTACGAGCAGCTGCGGGATGAGTGGGTGGCGGCGATGCGCGGAGAGATGTCGACGGCCGCATAGGATCCTCGGGTGGCAATCGAACTACCTGACGACCTGATCGCCCTCGAACAGCGCGCCTGGGAGGAGATCCAGGCCGGGCAGCTCACCGCCGAGACGGCGCAGGCCGTACAGCAGGCCATCACCGCGCACGCCGAGCAGGCCGGGGTGGACCGGTACGAGGTGGAGATGGCGCTCAAGAAGACCGTCCGACACCCGGAGGGCTAGGGCCGCCACTCCGCGCGGTAGTCCCGATGGTCGGCGTACATGGCCGCGAAGAGCAGCAGCTGCTGCTCAGCGATGCGCCCTGTCGGCCCGGCGGTGCCCACGTAGGGGCGGATCGTCTCCTCGAAGAGGGCCCGCTTTATCTCGGCGGCGTGGACGCTGGCGCGCGCCTGTCGTTCGGCCGCTTCGGGCGTGATGCCTGCCGGCCCGGCGGTGATCAGCATGTTGCCGATCTCGCGAGCCCGCTCGATGTCCTCACCCAGCCGGTCGCGCAGGAACTGCACTAGGTCGTCCACGGATCCTCCAGAGTTGCGTCCTCGCCCGGGGTTCCACGCTCGGGCGAGGCGCCAGCAACTCACAGCGACCCCGCGCTTGGCTAGATGCCTGCAACGGATACCTCAGGCTAACTGCCGCCACTGACAACGCCGGGGCTGTCGTCCGGCCAGGCCGCCAGCCGCTCCCCGGTCTCCTCCTCGGTGAGGGTGACCCGGGCGCCGGGCATGCTGCCGTACTCGCCGACCCAGCGCGTGAACTTCCGGCGGGCGACGTCTTCGCTGCCCCACCAGCCGTGCTGTACGGGCCGGCCGTGCGTGGTGAGCAGCAGGTGGTAGCGGCCGGGGCTGGTCATGCGAGCCGGATCCCCCGGTAGCGGCCGGGCTCGCGCACGATGGCGCCCTTCGTCTCCAGCTCGCCGAGCTGGTAGTGGACGGAGGCGCGGCTGCTCATGCCGACCGCGGCGCCGATCTCCCGGATGCTCGGCGCCTCCCCGCGGTCGGCGATGTGCTCGCGGATGCAGCGGAGGATGCGCTCCTGGGTGTCGGTGAGGTGGTCAACGCGGTGCATGACTCGACTAGAGCATGTGTTCGAATTCTGCGGCAAGTCGGCAGGCAGCCGCATGGCCTCCCGTGGGGAGCCGGGAGGAGCGGCGGGCCCTGCCGCCCCCAGGACGGCAGGGCCCGAGAGGGGTGCCCACCTGGGGGTTGGGGGCGTCCCGTGCGGAACACCATGCATCACGAACCAGCCAGAGCGAAAGAGATCGGCCACGGGAAGTTGGTGCACACGACAGTGCCCGCCTCGACGGGGGATGCGAGGCGGGCACACGGCGAACGTTTCGAGGGGTCAGATCAACTGCTCGGATCCAAGACCTTGATGTGGATCGCCACGTCATCTTGCCCGGGCAGATCGTAGATCGAGTGCATGCGCTTGTACTCCGTTGCGTTGATCAAATCGCCAGCCGAGAGGAAGACGGGCTCCAGCCGGGTGGAGGAAGATCCGGTGACGTCAGTCAGCTTAACCAGTGCCCACGCAGCAACCGGGCTCACTGACTCTTCGTCGACCTCCTGACGCCTCGTCTCGGCATCCGTCGAGACGTACTGCACGTGGACCTGCCAGCCTGGGTTCGCTGGCACGATCGACAGGATCTCGTTGCGAAAACGCTCGTCACTGCTGTCGGACATTCCTCAACTCCTGATGTCGAGTAGGGGCGCAGCCAGTGTTCCAGGGCCATGGTCACAGCCCGATGTCCTCGCTGGGTGCGTCGGTCCACTTGTCGGCTTCGGTCTGCTCCTGCTTCGGCATCGCGTAGTCCTTGGCGATCGGGTCCCAGTAGCGGATGCTCAGGCCGAGCATCTTCGTCGGGTGCCGCTCCCTGTACTTGCCGAACAGGGTGTCCGGGTCGCGGTAGACCCCCTCCTGCACATTGCAGCCTTGGCAGAGCCATCCGCGGGTCATACACGTGGCGTGGTCGTGGTCCTCGACGAGGCTACGGCGATGCCCGCAGATGGCGCAGCGCCCGTCCTGCCAGTGAGCTAGCAGGCTGCTCGCCTTGCTATCAGGTGAGTTCAGGATGGCGCCCAGGGCTTGCTCCATGAGCCGCTCGTCGAACGTCTTTGCCTGAGAGGCCATCCAGGCGGCCGGGTCATCCGGGACAGGCCATCCCCAGCAGACCGGGTCGGCGTACAGGACCGCCAGCTGCGCCTCCTCGTCGGCCTGCTTTCGGGCCTCGCAAGCGTCGCGGAAGGCGGGATTCATGTGCCTCCAGCAGCCATCTGCATGATGGGACTTGAGCCCCTCGAACCACCAATGCACTGCACGCTTACAGGCTGTCCCTCTCTTCGTCTGCCTGCCGCAGACGCGATCACCAGTCGTCACGTCGGCCCCACCTCGACTCGTCCCTGCATGTTCACGCCGGGCCGGTGTCCGGCTCGCAGCTCGGGCACGTACTTGTACATGGTGGTGCGGCTGACGCCGAGCAGCTTGGCGATGGAGCTGATGGACGCCTCGGGGTTGGCGAGCATGGATCGCGCGTGGATGATCTGCTCCTCGGTCATGGCTGGCGGCCGGCCGAGGCGTTGCCCGCGGGCGCGTGCGGCGGCGATGCCCTCGTGGGTGCCCTGGACGATGAGTTCGCGGATGAACTCGGCGAGAGCGGCGAAGACGTGGAAGACGAGCCGTCCGCCGGGGGTCGTGGTGTCGAGCGCTTCATGCAGGGAGCGGAAGCCGATGCCTTCCTTCCGGAGGCTGCCGACGATGTTGATGAGGTCTTGGATGGATCGTCCGAGGCGGTCGAGGGACGGGACGACGAGAGTGTCGTTCGGCCGGAGGTAGTCGAGGGCCTTCTGGAGTTCCTCGCGTTCGGCGTTCTTGCCGGACTTTTTGTCGGAGAAGATCCGTTGGCAGCCGGCCGTGTGGAGGGCGGCGATCTGCCTGTCGAGGTTCTGGCCCTTGGTGCTGACGCGGGCGTACCCGATGAGGGCGCCTCCGCCTCCGACGGGGGCGAGCAGGTCTGTGGAGTCGGGTTCCATGACCCCATTGTCCAACAAAGGGGCATAGCTAGTACATGGACATTGAGACTTTCTGAACACTCTTTTTGGACAACATCGAGGGTGGTTATGTCCGTTTGGGGGGTCTGCTGTCCAACTAGCCAGCAATCGATCGATAGTTGGACAGTCACGCACGGCGACACTCCTCGGGAACGAAGACGCCCCGCCCGCCTGCCGAAGCAGGGGGCGGGGCGTCTTCGTCTCTCGTCATCGCCGTATCAGGGTGTCCACTTTCCCAGAGCTCGGAGGAGGACGATGACAGCGTCCTGTGCGGCAGTGTCGTCTCCTACGAGGCCGACGAGGTGCTCGTGCTGGGTGAGAGGGCGCGGCGTTGTGTCGGCCTCGTCGGCCGGGATGAGCCCAGCGGCGACAAGCACGTGGATGGTCTTGCAGCCGAGTGCGCGGGCAATGGGAGGGCAGGCTCTGACGTCAGGGCCCGCAGTCCCGCGTATCAGGCGGGAGACGGTGCTTTCGCTGAGGCCAGCGTCGCGGGCAAAGCGCGACCTTTCGCCGTGCCGGTCGAGGTCATATCCGCCTCGAGACAGCCCCTCGGCGAGCCACGTGGCGAACGACAGTTGCTGAGTCACGGCCGGACAGTACAGGATCCGCTCTCGCGAGGGATGCGATTCTCCCTCTGCCGCAACATCCGGTGGAGACACGACGAAGCGCCCCCGCTCCCCTGCCGGTTGGCAGAGGTAGCGGGGGCGTCGTCGTGCTCAGCGCGGCAGGACGTCCAGGACTTGCAGCAGCACCATGACGAAGATGCCGACGATGAGGGCGAAGCCGATCTCGGAGAGGCTCATGTCTCACCTCCCTCCGAAGAGTCGGCAGGCGGGCGGTCAGTCGGTTTCGTCGTCGACCGGTGGCAGGGGCGGCGGTTCGAGGAACGGCCACGGGGACAGCCAGAACGGGGTGTCTTCGTCGTCGGGTTGGACGGCCGGCACGGGCCTGGACATCATGAGTCTCCGAGAATATGACCGGGGAGCCAGACACCCAGGATGACCAGCGTCCCGCATGCGGCAAGGAACAGCCCGCGGTGCCGTCGCGCCCACGGCCTGATGTGCTCCGACAGGGTGTCCGCAGGCTTCTTCGTGCGGAGTGCGTACACCTCCACGCCGGTCCCCACCACGACCGCGCCACCTGCCGCGGCCAGCAGGCCGTTCCACACCACACCCATGGCTGCTCCTATGCGTACTGGCGGCGGGACGGGTCGAGGCCCGCGGACAGCAGGCCGCCGTTGCCGTTGTTGCTGGGTTCGGGGTCGGGGGCGCCGTCCTGGCGGCACACCTTGGCGTAGGGGTCGTAGGACGGGGTCTGCCAGCTGTACCCGTCGGGGCACGACTGGCCGTCCGTGCCGTCCTCGCCCGCGGGACCCTGCGGTCCGGCTGGCCCCTGCTCGCCCTGCGGACCCTGTGGTCCCGCCGGCCCGGTGGGTCCAGCGGCCCCGGGAGATCCCGCAGTGCCCGCCTGCCCGGCGCTCCCTGCCTTGCCGTCGGTGCCGTTCTTCCCGGCTTTCCCAGGGGAACCTGACGGTCCGGGCGGTCCGCTCGGGCCGGGCTCGCCCTGGTCACCCTTAGGTCCGACCACCGATTTGCCTGGCTCGCCGCGCGGTCCGGCGACGGGCTTTCCGCCGAGGTTGCGCACCTGCTGGGAGAGCGCTGCGATGTCGGCGTCCTTGTCCTTCAGGTCGTGCGCCATGCCCTGGATGCTGAGGACGATCCATGCGACCGCGGCCCCCAGTACAACGGCGGCGACGACAGCGAGTAGGTCGCCACGCCGCCACCGCCGCTCCTCAGCGCGGAGTTCAGACCGTGTCACGAGCCGCCCCCCCGCGTCAGAAGAATGATGACCGGCAGCAGGATCCCGACCAGCGGCACAATGACGGCGCCGATCAACCACCTGCGCGTAGCGACCAGTTTCTCCGTGTCCTTGTCCCGCAACGTCTCCAGCGTGGCCACTCGTTGCGCGAGGGCGTCGTGGCGGATGTCGTACAGCTTCTGGTCGACTTTCTTGGCCAGCTCCGCGGACAGCGTCCTGATGTCGTCCCGGATGTCGCCGGTTCGCTCATCGAGGCGACGGGCGAGCTCCCCGAGAGTCGGCTCGTCTGGCACGTGCGGCTCCGATCAGGATGCGGAGGGGCCGCGCGGTGTGTGGTTGGCCGACCATGCGCTGAGGAACGTCACTGCGGTCGGGGCGACGGCGATGATGACGGGCTGCAGCCACACGGGCAGCGGTCCGAGGAGGCTGTCGTCGGCGACGACACCGTTGAGGACGGCGATGAGCAGGGAGACGAGGAAGGTGGCAGTCGTCGCCGCCTTCACCTTCTGCTCGACAGGTGCGGCCATGGGTCAGGCCTCCGGGACGTCGAGGTGGATGGTGACGGACTCGATCGCCTGCTTCAGTTCGGCGACGATCGCGGCCGGGTCGAGGTCGGCCTGCTCCGCGGCGAGCTTCGCGACGGTGTCGACGAGCTTGCTGTTCGCCGCGGTCAGCGTCGTGACGCTCGCCTGCAGGGCGCGCACGCGCGCGTTGGTGTCCTTCAGGTACGACTGGGCCTGCCAGGTGGGGTTCGTCGAGATGTCCGGGGCGTCCTTGGGGGCGGCGATCGTGTCGCTCTCCCAGACGGTCTTTCGGACCTTCGCCAGGTCGTCGGTGGTCAGCGGCATGTCGTCCTCCGGGGTGGTGATGCCCTCAGCCCAGGCGCGGAGGCCTGCGGCGGACAGGTAGGCGATGGATCGGTCGATGGGCTGGGACGTGAACTGCCAGATCAGCGGGGAACGCCCGGACACCGTCGGCTGGGCTGCGGCCTCCGCCCGGCTGTACGTGGCCGGCCCCCACGGGTACGCCGGATACCAGAGCGGCACGCCGAGCGGGACATGGCCCTTGGCGATGTCGTCGGCGCTGGTGTAGACGCCGACTCGCTGGCCGGGGAAGGCGGTGCGGACCCGGGCGAGCCACGTCGTCACCCACACGGCGATCTGCGCATCCGTCTTGCCCTGGTAGTTCCGGCCGTCCGCATACCGTTCGAGGTCGAGCCAGTGGCAGAAGCCCTTTCCCGCGAACGGCTTGACCGCGCTGATGTAGTTGTCCGCCTCGACGGCCACGTCCTGGTTGGGCCAGCCGAAGTGGTAGGCGCCCGCGATGAGCCCGGCCGCCTTGATCCCGCGGATGTGCGTGGTGAACCGTGAGTCGCGCGAGTGCTGGCCCTCCGAGGCTTTGGCGAAGGCGAACACGACGCCCTCCCCCTTCCTCGCAGCCCAGTCTTGAACGTCCTGGTAGATGGAGACGTCGACGCCGCGGCAGGTCGCCATGGTCAGAATCCCTTCGCGGGAGTGATGGGAGGGTCACCGGCGGACTACGCGGGTTCGACGATCATCCAGGCGACGACCGACGTGTCCGTGCCTGAGCTCGACTGGATCGTGAACGAGACGCCAGCGGTGCGCGCGGAGACGCGCAGGAATCCCGGTGTGCCGCCGGGAGTCTGGCAGGTCAGGAACACTTCGCTGGTGGCCGCCACAGCGGTCGTGGCGACCGTGACCGTGCCCGCGACCAGCGTGGCGCGGCCCATGCGGGCGTTCGTGCCCTCGGTGATCGACGGTCGGTCGCCGGCCGGCCCGCCGCCCGTGTTGGCGACGACCCGCGACCCGGCGCCGCTGAGGTCGAGCGCGGCATACCCCCAACTGCCGTCGGTGATGATCCGGTTCGGGCCGATCGTGTTGTGCCCGCCGCCGCCGTCGGACGCCTCGCGGATCGCGCCGCGGGACACGCCTGCGCCCGGCGCCGACGTAATCACGTTGCTGACGATCACGTTCTCGGCGCTCGCATACTCCAGGTAGATGGCGGTCGCCTGCCCTGCGGTGCCTGCGATACCCGGCGAGAACAGCGTGTTGCCCTCGACGACGCACCGCTGCCCGGCGATAAACACGTTGTCGCCGGCCAGGCCATCAAAGTTACAGGCGACGATCTTCGTCGACTTGGCGTCCTGCACGTGCACGCCGCGGACGTCGTGCGCCCCGTTCACGAAATTACAGCCGATGATGAACTGCGTTCCGGCCTGGTCGTAGATGGCTGCCGGTCGGGTGCCGGCGCCGCCGAGGTACTCGAAGTCACACGTCAGAATCTGATTCTCGTCGTTGCTGTCCATGTGGATACCGCGGCCGGGTCCGGTGGAGGACATCGACTGGTCGAACAGGCAGCCGACGATTCTGTTGTTGTGCCCGAAGGCGCCGCCGGTCTGCGGGCCGAGGTACAGCCCGTTGTCGCGGCAGGCGATGAAATGCACGTTGTCGAAACGGCACGCCACGGCACCGGCGCCGTATACGCCGCCAGACGATCCCGTCGTTCCCTGTTCCAGACAGTTGCCGTCGATCGTCATATCCCGCATGGTTGCGCGGGTGTCCGCACCGGTCATGGCGAAGACGTAGCAATTGCTGCCGCCCTTGAGTTTCACCCGCGAATCCCACCCGGCGCCGAAGATGCTCATTCCCTCACCCGGCGGCAGAGAGATCGGGGCACTGACGAGATACGTACCCGTCGGCAGATAGACGATGGTATTCGTGAGGGCGGCCGCGTCGACCGCGCCCTGCAGGGCGGCCGTGTCGTCGGTGACGCCGTCGCCGACCGCCCCGAAGTCGCGGACGTTCTTCCAGTCGCGCACCGACCCGGCGGTCGACGCGCCGCTCGTGACGCTGTGCGCCTCGATCCACGCGCGGGAGGATCCGCCGGCGTCGGCCCACATGCCGAGGATGCCGTCGGGTCCGAAGAACGTGGGAAGCGCGCCCTGTTCGTCGGTCGTGACGTTCGAGATCGGGTTGCTGCTCGCGTCCCGCAGGTCGGTGTACTGCGTGCCTCCCGTCGACGCGTCGTAGAACGTCACGTCGACGCCTGCGCCAACGCCCCACAGCCCGTCGCTGGGGCGCACGACGAAATCGCCGATGCCGTGGCCGAACTCGTATCGCGCCATCAGTCCACCACCCAACTAAGCCCCGATTGGGGCAGTACGTAATCGTCGGTCGCCATGGTGGGATGCTGCGTGAGCCACACCTGCCCGGCGCGGTCGCTGGCAGCCGAGTACACGATGAACCGGCCGATCTGAACGCCGGTGATGTAGGCGAGACCGATCTGATCGCGGGTCGCGTGCCGGTAGGCGGCCGGGATCAGCACGGGCAGGCGGGATTCGGCCGTACTGGCCAATGATCCGTTGCGCTGGAACGACCCCATGCGCAGGTGTACGTTCCCGTTGCGTTTCTGCAGGACGGTACTCGCGGTGATGTCCCACCCGGACAATTTCGCGTCGGCCGTGATGATCCCCGAGTCCTCGAAAATGCCGAGCCATGCGCTACCGGTCCACACCCGCACGCGCTTCGTGTCGGTCTCGAACACCATCTCACCAGGGAACGGCGTCGGATTGCGAGACGAGGCCAGTGCCGGCCGGATCCGGGAACCGACGTACAGCTCTTTGCGGGTCACCGTGACCGTGCTCGCCCCACTCACGATCGTGACCTCGGCGAGCGGGATCTCGTATGTGCCGGTGTCCCCCGTCGACTGCGACAGGGCGGGGGCGCCGGATCCCGGGGTGCCCGTCTTGACGACCGCGCGCACGGTCCAGTCGGACCGGTCGAGGCGTAGCACGACGCGGTCGACACGGTTCTGCCCGCTGCTGTTCGCAGTGACGGCGAGGTTCACTGCCGAGGTGCCCGACGACCATGCATGACCGCGCACACTCGCGTACACACCGGCGCGCACGTCCACAGAGCGGCCTATCCCGGCGGAGACGACCGCCGCGTCGGATGGGGTGCCCCATACCCCGTCGTCGCTGAACCTGGCAGCGATCTTCTCGTACTCGGTGTCACTGACCGCGCGGGCGTTGTGAGCCGGTGACGGCCACGAGTCCTGTGCCACGCGTTCACCTCGTTTCCAGTCGGCCCAGCCGACGGTTCAGGGTGCGGATGAGCCGCACGACTTGCGGGTCTGTGGTGGCGTTCTGCGAGCCGACGACGGAGGTGACCAGTTCGCCGCTGTCGGGAGTGGCATGGAGGTTGATAGCGCGGACGACGTCGGTTACCTGCAAGCCGTGCGGGAGTGAGATCGCTACACGGTCGCCGAGGCCGAAATCTCGCCCTGCTTGCAGGTCTTCGGTGTCCACCGTGACAGTGGCTAGCTCCACCGGCGCCGCGCCCTCAGCGAGTTCGTTGCTGCCGGCCGTGGTCAGCTCCCCGTTGGTGTTGTTGTCCGCGTTTCCGTCGACGTACTTCTCCACCCGCCACCAGGTGCTGGCCGCAGTCGTATCGCCAATCTCGACGAAGGTGCGCACCGTGCTGCCCGAGGTCTCGTTGCCTGCGACAAGTGCGTGGGTGACCGTCGGTGCGGACTGCTTGTAGGCGAGGGAGCGGAGGTTGCCGAGACCTGTGGAGAACCGGGCGGTGGACGTTTTGTCGGCGGGCGTGTAGCAGCCGAACTTGATCTGCCCGGCGTCCTGCCGGGTGTAGAAGCCGATACCGCCGCCGCTGCTTGCGGCGGCCCGGCACACGTCCAGTACCGGCTCAAACCGTGTCTTCACCGTTGTGTTCGTGCCGACGGCGGCGAGGGTGTCGAGGACAAAGTTCGGGATCCTGCGGGCCGTGAGTGCGCCCGGTCCGCAGTTCTCGTTGACGATCGTCCGGATGATGGTTTCCGCGTTGGTGGAGTTGAACTGGCGGTAGGTACTCCCGAGCTGGGCCGACCACGCGGACGCAGGGCTGGGCCAGGTGATGTATCCGGCGACGGTGGCAAGGTCGTCAGCGAAGTTGATGCTGACGGTGCCTGGATCGCCGTCTCCTGTCTCCGCTGACCATTGGTAGTCAGTTGGGATCTCCATAGGGCCGGCGGTCCAGATGACGCCATCGCGGATGACCACCATGCGGTTGCCGGGCTGCAGTTGGGCCATGACCTCAGGTCGGGCTGGTACGTCGACGCTGCCCGATCCGGCCGTGTTGAACTGTTTCGTCGCGTCCAGGTTTGTCCAGCCGTCGAGGGGGTCGCCTTGCACGGCGAGGTTCTTGTCGGTGATGAGCAGTTGCACAGCCACCCGACAGCCGCCCTCCTTACGAGATCAGGCGGTCTCGTACCGCGGGTTGAAGGACAGGTCGACCGCCGAGCCTGGGCCGGATCCCGACAGGGTGAAGGTGACCGGGTTGTCGCCCGGCTTCAGGCCCCACAGCACGGCAGATGGCCAGTTGAGGGCCCCAATCCAGTTGGAGTCGTCTTGGTAGCGGACCTGCGGCGGATCCGTGCGGATCGTGACTTTCTCGCCCGCGAGGAGGTTGCCGTGACCGACCGACGTGGGATTCAGGGTGAAAGCTTCGCCTGTGCCCTGATGAGTGAAGGTGATCAGTGATGCGGGACCGGTGATGGTCCAGGTCGGCCACACCACGACGTCGCCGGGGCTCGTCACGGTGGTAGCGCCGAGCACCTGTGAGGAGGACACCGTCGGGTACGGAGTGAAGAAGCTGCTGCCGGCGCCCTGCTCGCGGTGCACCACCACGGGATCGGGGTCGAACCAGTACGGGTCCTCGCACCACAGGGTGAGCACGGCGCTGTCCGTGTCGCGGTAGGAGCCCTGCTTCGCCTGTCCGTCGAACCCTTCCTGGTAGATGACGCTGATGCGGCGGCGGGTGCCGTCCGGTCGGGCGATCTCAAGAGTGCCGGCCCCCTCGCGCAGCGTGCGCGTGAACGCCGTTGCCAGCGCCCGCCAGCGCGCGATGAACTCCAGGTGGGTGGCGCCCTGCACGAACAGCGGCCACACGATGGTGCGCGGCTGCGGCTGCGCGTGCCGCAGCCGCGCACCACCGCGCGGGTGCGGGTCCGAGGTCAGCTCATACGGAGCGGCCCCCAGCCCGCTGACGCCGTCCGCAAGCGTGAACCAGCCTGATTCCCGGTCGGTGAGCGGCCAGACCGTGCCCGAGGGGTCGGTGTACGTTACGGTCGCGTACCCGATCTCCGGCAGTGGTACTGGTACGCCGGGCGGTTCCCCGGTGTCCGGCGGGGTGGTGACCGGCGCAGTAATGAGCGGCATCTATCGCGGCCTCCCCACCCTCGCTCTGGCCTCCTGGACTCGCTGTACGCGGTCCAGATCGGCGACGGTGAAATCAGCAGTGCGCGCGTTGATGACGTAGGTGACTGGCGACCCGCCGGCCGCCGTGACGCCCACAGCTGCAGCGCCCTCGAGGACCCGTAGCTGTTGCGGGGTGAGGACCGCCTCTGGCACGCCGAGCCCGTTGTAGTTCCAGCCGGGTTGCAGCCAGCCGCCGTTGTCGTAGCCCTTCGGGGGCAGGTTGGCGTTGGCCTGCTGCACCCGCGTGATGTTGCCGTAGCGGGACACGATGTACCGGATGGCCGCCGCGACGTTCGCCACCGGGTCGAGGATGCCCCGCGACCGCAGCGACTTCGGCACGTAGTGCGCCCACGTCGGGGGAATCGTCTGCGCGAGGCCCTGGGACGGGATGCCCTTCCTCGCGTTGCTGTCGGTCAGGTTGATCGCCTTCGGGTTCCACCCCGACTCCCGCGTGATGAGGGTGTTGAGGCCGGCCTGCCACTGCGGCAGTGTGCCCGGCGGCGGGACCCCGGCGGCGGCGAGTGCCTGGCTGATGACGGCCAGCCGCTGCCCCTTCGGGATCGTTCCGCCGATGCCGCCACCACCGCTGCCACCGAAGGACACGAGATCCTTTAGGCCTTCGAAAATCATCTTCGGTAGGCCGATCGCCAGTTTGCCCCAGGCGCTGTCCTTGATGTCGTTCAGCGGCTTGATGAGCTTGCCGAGGAGACTTTCCAGAGCCTTGCTCGGGTTGGTGAGGAACTTGGTGGCGCCGCCGAGGAATCCCCCGATCTTCCCGCCGATGTCCTTGAGCCCTCCGAAGACGTCACCCAGGATGCCGCCGTCGGCGAGGAGCTGAGTGCCGGCCGCCGCGTGCAGGGCCAGCGCTCGCTTCCGGTACCGAGGATCGGTCGGGATGACGTACTCCGGGTACCGCGGGTCGCCCTCACCGACGATGGCCGTCGGCGAGTTGAAGACGCCCGGCTGTACGGGCAGCATGCCGCCCTGGGCGAGCAGCGGCAGCGTGTCGAGCTTCGGCAGGCCGGGGACCCACTTGCGGATGCTCTTCCACGCGGACACGACGCCGTTGTTCCAGACGGTGTTCAAGACGAAGTTGATCGGCGACTTGGTCGCGTCCTTGATCTTCGACCAGTTCTTGCCGATCGCGGTCGCCGCGTCCTTGAATGCCTTCGCGACGTTGCCGATCGCGGCCGTCAGCGAGTCGAAGGCGGGCCTGATGCCGTGCTTCCAGATGCCGTCGATGGTCCCGCTGACGTTGTTCCAGACGGGCTTGACGACTTTGTCGTGGAACCACTTGACGGTGTTGCCGACGCCGACGAGGCCATCCTTGATGGCGGTGAACGGGGGCTTGATGCCGTAGTCCCACAGTGCCTTGGTGGCCGTGCTGACGGCCTTCCATACCGGCTGGATCACCTTGTCGTTCAGCCACTGGAAGGCTGGGCCGAGATTCTTCGTCAGCCAGGTGACCAGGTCGGCGACCACAGTGATCAGGCCTGCGACCGCGCTGACGCCGACGGACAATGCGTCCGCGAACTGGACCGTGAGGAAGTTGGCCAGCCGGATGATCGGTGGCAGCAGCCACGACAGGACATTCACGGCCAGCTCCACGACCAGCCCGACCAGTTGGGCCAGCGGCGGAACGATCGGCAGCAGCGCCAACGCCAGCTGAACTCCGGCCTGGACGAGCTGCAGGATCGACGGCAGAAGTTGCATCAGCACACCTGACGCCATCTCCAGCATCATCCCGGCGATCTGCCCGACCAACGGAAAGATCGGCAGAAGGGCATCCACCAGCGTGAGGAAGGCCTCCGCCAGAGGCGGCAGTATCTGGGCCAGAGCGCCGGCCAGGAGCCCCGCCAGCTGCCCCAGCAGGGGTGCGATCTGCCCCAGGATCGGGGCCAGCTGCTGTGCGAGGGAACCCCACACCTTCGTCAGCGGTCCGATCAGGGACAGCAGCGCCTGGGCGATGACCCCGAACGCCTCGCCAATGGTCGGCAGGATCGGGGTGAGCGCGTCCAGCACGGTGGTGACGAGCTGCATCCCCACCGGGATCAGCGGCTGCAGCGCCCCCATGAGCTGCGTGAGCGCCGACGCGAACACATTGGCGATCAGCCCGGCGACTTGCCCGATCAGATCAGCGAGAGGAACGAGGAACGGTTCCAGCGCCTGGAACACCTGCGCGATGATCTGGCCGATCGTGATCAGGGCAGGGGTGAGCGCCTGGACTACCTGGGTGAGCGGGCCGACGAGCACGCCTACCAGCTGCACCACCACGTCGATGATGGGCGTGAGGGCGGGCGCCAGCGCGTTGATGACGGACGCAATCAGGGTGGCGATCGGCTGGAGCAGCGGCATCACGGCCTGGACGATCTGGATGATCGCCGTGCCGACCGTGACGAGGACCGGGCCGAGCGCCTGAATGATCGGCATCAGGGCAGCACCGAGCGTCGTCGCCAGCTGCTGCAGGACCGGGCCGAGGGCCTGGGCGAGCTGAGCGACGAACGGGGCGACCGCGGCCAGCAGCGGCACGACCGCCTGCACGACCGACCCGATGACGGGGACGATCGCACCGACGATCTGCGCCACGCTGGCGAACAGAGTGCGCAGGCTGGCCTGCATTTCCGGCGCGGCCAGGATCGTCTTGAGCTCGCCGAACACGGCTCCGAGCACGCCGACGATCTGACCGCCCGCGTCGGAGGCGGCCTTGAAGATCTGGGTGACGACACCGAGGGCGTTGCCCAGCACGGTGCCGAACGACGACAGGATGCCGAACGCAGTGTTGATGGCGTCCTGCAGGCCGCCGCTCTTGAAGCTCGCCGCGATGCCGTCGGTGAATGCCTTGATGGCGTCGGCGAACTGCGTCAGCAACTGGTTGAACGCGGGCTGAGCTGCGACGGTGAGCTGTCCGAACGCGGTGATGATCTGCTTCGGGGTGTCCTTGAACACCCTCAGGTTGTCGTTGGCGCCCTTGAGGATCTGGTCGAGCATGCCGCTCTTGGCCATGTCGGTGACGGCGCCGGACGCCGACTTCGCGATGCTGTTCCAGATCCCGCCGGTCTCCGTCAGGCGCTTCTGCAGGACGGGGATCGTTGCCCCGGCCAGCGTCTTCACGGTGCTGTCCAGGCCCTGGAAGAGGGCGTTCTGGACGTCGAGCCGCATCGCCGTCCACGCGGGTGCCAGTCCCTGGATCGTCTTGACGAAGCTCTGCGCGTTCGGCGACAGCTTGGACATCGCCTGATCGAACTTCGACGTCTGCGCCGCCGCAGCAGCCTGTGCCTCAGCGACCGCCTGGGCGGCCTCGGCGACACCACGCTGCGCGTCCGCGATCTGCCGTGCGCCATCCTGCTGCGCCTGCACGACACCGGCCTGCGCGTCCGCGAGGGCCCGCTCCTTGTCGGAGACAGTCTGGTTGGCGTCGGAGATCTTCTTCTTCGCGTCGAGTACCTGCTGGGATCCCTCGACGCCGGCTTTGTTCGCCTTGGCGGTGTCTTCCTGGAGTCGCTTCGTCTCGGTCTGCTGCTCCTGCAGGTTCAGCTTGGCCCGGTCGTAGGCCAGCTGTAGCTTTGCCAGCTCCTCCGGGGTGACGCCCGGCTTCTTCTGTGCGGCGGCGAGAGCCTTCTGCGCGTCCGTGAGTCGCAGAACGGCGTCCCGCTCGTCGAGCTGCGACTCCTTGAGCCGCGTGTTCATGTCCTCCAGCGCGCGGGCGGCCTCCTCGCGGGCGCCGTTCAGTTCGGCCTGGACATCCCGGGCGTTGCGCTGAGCGTCCGTGAGATCGCGCTCGGCGGACTCGACCTGCTTCTGGGCATCCGCTACCTGCCGTGCTGCCTGCACGCGCGCGTCCGCGAGCGCCCGCTGAGCGTTGGCGAGACCGCGCTGCGCCGACTCCACGGCCTTCGTCGCCGAGGCGGCCGCGCGGGCGTCGGCAGTGTGGTCGGCGAACGCCTGCTTGAAGGCGTCCCCGACACCACTCAGCCCCAGCTTGAGAGCCCCGGCCGCCGCACCCGCAGTAGCAAGAGCAGGGGCCAAGGCGGCAGCGCCGGCCGCCGCCGACGACAGGTTCGCAGCGATTGCCACACCGGCCAGTGCGCCGATGCTCTTGAGGCCCACGGAGAACGCCTTGCCGAAGGCGCTGGCCCCGGAGCGGCCCGCGCTCGACGCGCGCGCGTTGATGCTCCGAGACCAGTCGCCCTCGAACTCGGGCCGGATCGACACGTAGCCCCGTCCGACCAGAACACCGCCACCAGCAGCCACCGCGCACCCCCGTCACTGGTTCGCGGCGGGCCTTCCGAACACGGCCGCCAGTTGTGCTGCCCCGGAGCCGTGACGGCCACCGAAGCGGATGACGTTGCTCTTCTTCGACGCGACACCCGGGCGAGGGATGGGATCCGGTGGCCGCAGGCGGCCCGTCTTCTTCGGGTCGCCGCCGAGCTTGACCGTGGCGAACGTGTTCTCGCGGATCGCGTCGACGGCCGCGGCGAGCAGGTGCCGGTCGAGCGTCCAGGCGTCCTCTTCCGGGGTTGACCCGCGCACCGCACGCGCGGTCGCCGAATCCGGCGGCAGATACCTGAGGAAGACCCGCAGCTCGCGCCACGACATCTGGCCGCGGTACAGCTCCAGCAGGGACCGGCCCGGCCAGTACCGGGCCATGTCCCACTCGACGGCCTCCCCGTGCTCCTCTAGGAGGCGGCGGAGGCCGGCGATTCCCCCGGCTCCAGCCCGCTGCGCTTCTGCCACTCCTGCGCGATGAGCTCGATGTCGAGGAACGTGTAGCCGGCGGTGTACATCTCCTGCAGCTTCTCGGTGCCGAGGACGTCGCGCATCACGCCGGGGATGTTGTTGAGGTCGCCGACCCGCTCCTGCATCTCGAACGGCAGCTCGCGCATGGGCGGGAGCGTGAACTCCACGCCTTTCAGCTCGAACGTCGTGGGCTCCGGGAGCGCGTCGCGCTTCTGCTTGGCGAGCGAGTCGAGGGAGACGACTTCGCGGCCTGCGGGCTTCTTGCTGGTGGTCATGTTTTTCTCCTGCGGGTGCGCGGGTTGAACCCCGGCAGGCGCGACCCGCTTGCGTGCCTGCCGGGGAGAAGGTGTTACGCCGCGGCCCAGGCCGGGTCGCTGGACAGCCACACCGCGATCTCGGGTGCGGTGTCGGCGTAGGCGGACACGGTCATCGGGAGCTGCACCGCGCCCGAGCGGGCCAGGGTGATCGAGTCGCGGTTGGTGACCTCGCCACGAGAGATGATCAGGCGGTTCTTGACGGTGCCGTCGATCCACTCCAGGCCGATCGCCCGCTCGTCCGGGGACGGCGCCGCCGGAATGGCGAGCTTGTGCACGCCCGTCGCCACGTCCGTCATCGTCGCGCTGGGGAAGTACAGGGTGATCGTGCTGGTCTTCAACTCGATGCAGGTGAAGCCCAGCGTCATGTCCACGCCGGTCAGAACCTTCCGCACCGGGGAGAGGGACTGCCAGGCGTTGATGTCCTGCGTGTCCGTCGAGTACGACATCTCCACGCCGTCGTCGGACAGGTAGCCGAGATCCACCCAGCCCGCACCCCAGGCAGAGTCCAGGTCGGTGGGGGCGGTGGTGCCCTTCGGGGCGATGTACACGGAGCCGTTGAGGCCCACTCGCACGTTGTCGGCGTCGTTCGCCATCGGGTTGCCTCCAGGCATAGCGAGGACCCGCACGGCCGGACGCCGACGGGTGAATGGTCAGGTAGGGGTGCGGGTTGGTCGAGCTATGCGGGGCGGATGACCATGCTCATCACGAGCACGTACCGCGGAATCGTGTCCGTCTCAGCCGACGCCTGGTACGGCAGCCAGATCAGGCTCGTCTCGTCCACGCCGTAGATGCGGGCCGCGCCCTGCGTGGTGCCCTGCGCGGCGATCAGCTGCGCTGAGACTGTCGCGGCCAGGTCGCGGGCCTGCCCCTTGTCGGCGGCGAAGACGTCGATGTCGAGGGTTCGGTCCGCGGTCACCGGCTTCTGCCGCGACCCGCCGCCGCCGAGGGTCACCGACACCACGCCGGCAGCCAGGTGCGAGGTGAGATCAGCCGGCCACTCGGTGCCGACATTCGTGCCGGACGGCAGCACGCTGCGCAGGTAGTCGACGGCCACCTGCTCGACGTCCGGCATCACCACCGCCTGCACGCTCACCGCTTCCTGCGGCCCGTCTCGGGCTTCGAGGTCGGCTCCGCGGCAGCCGGCTCGGAAGGAGGCTCCTCCTGAATCGCTTCCACGGCCTCGGCGACGAGGCCGTCACGGCTCAATGCCTTCGCGGTCGCGTCGTCGACGTCGATCTCCTCGCCCGGGGCCTTGTCCCCGTACCAGGAGGCGAGCTTGATGCGCATCAGGCGCTCCTTAGTGCGTCCAGGGCACGCCCCAGCGTGCGCGTCTTCGGAGACCAGCCCGTCTGCGGGCGGTCGCGGGATGTGGCCGGCTGGCCGGTGCCGAATTCCACCTGCAGCGCCCAGGGGGCCGTCGCGCCGAACTCGGCTCGCCAGCCGCTCGGCCGCATGCTCGCCGCCGAGTAGACGCTGTTGCGGTACTCGCCGTGCCGCTGCACCGCCGGGTCGTAGGTCGGTCCCGTGTACGACGGGGCGATCGCGCGGGCCACGTCCGCGCCACGGTCGGCGATGTCCTTCAGGGCGTCCCGCATCTGCGGCTGCCGGGCCAGCTCCCGGAACATGTTCGGGTTGGGGACGACCCGGACCGAGGTGCGCGCCATCAGGCCACCTCCCTCAGATCCGCCTCGATGTGGTGCACTCCCCCGCCCGGGGCGGGCCAGCGGGCCACCTTGCCGACGACCTGCATCGTCGTGCCCCACGCCTCCACGCGGTCCGTCTCCCGCAGGTCCAGGTCCATGCCGCGCGGCGTGTACAGGCGCCAGCCCGTCACGGTGACCTGCTTGTCGTCGGAGTCCTCGGTGCTGCCGCCCGACGGCTGCACATTCACCCCGGACACCGGGATGCGGGTGACTCCCGCACCCCAGTCGGGCTGGGCGTTGCCGTACCGGTCCGTCGTCGTACCGGCGCGGACAATGACGATTTCCTGCAGGTACATCACCAGCGGCTCCGTACCTGCATTGTCCCGGCCGTGCGCCGGTACCGGTCCAACACCTTCATCTCGGTACGGGACAGGAGCACGCCGAGCGCCTCACCGGTGGCAGGGATCAGGTAGGTGACGGACTCGCCGCCCACCGTCTCCGAGCGGATCGCCGACGGGTTGACGAGGACGCGGTTCGCGGCCTGCATCACGATGGCTTGGATGTCGCCCGGCACCGGATCCCAGCCGTGCGTGTACGTCACTGTGACCTGTGGCGGCTGGTGCGCGGCCGGGGGATGGTCCCACGCCCACGCGCGCACGAGGAGATCGCTGCCGTCCAGCCACCAGTCGAAGGTCTCCACGCCGTCAGCCAGAACCGTGGTGATGCTGACAACGGGCCGCTGCGGCAGCGTCACCACACCGCCGCAGCGATGCACCAGTGGATCCGCCCGCCGCATCGTGAAAGTGTCCGTCGTCGTCGCCCGCGTGATGTCCTGGCGGACGTAGGCGCGGACGACGCTGGACGCCTGGTCGAGCAGGGCCTGCGCCTGCTGCTCCTGCTCGGTCGTGAACGTGCGGCCGAGCAGGGTGGCGAGGTCGGCCACCGTCGCCAGCGATGGAAGCACAGCCACGGCGGCCTCCCCTCGTCAGCGTTGGCGGGCGTCGTCGTCGAGCTTCTGCCGGACCTCGCGAGCGTGATCCAGGTCCGTCTCGGGGGTCGGCTTGCCCTCGAGCACGCCGGCCACCGAGTAGTGGCTGTCCGGGGTCGGGTCGACCTCGACGCCCAGGTAGCCCTTGTCGGCGGCCTCGTCGACGGCCTTCTGGACCTGCTTCTGTGCCGCGTCCTGGGGCGGCTGGCTGGTCTTACGCTCTGCCATGGTCTGCTCCCTTAGCGGCGGGTGACGGTGACGCGGACGAGGCCGCCCGGGTCGGTGATGCCGGTTCCGACGTGCAGGGACCGCCACAGCAGCGTGTCCCCGGCCGACAGGTCGAGGTTCGCGGCGGTCCCGGACAGGGTGATCACCTTCTCGTCGCTCGCCGACGCGTTCACGCCGGAGTCGAACTGCAGGGTCGCGACCGTGGTCGTGCCGGAGCCGGCCTGCCCCTTGTTGAAGAGGGTCACGGACCGGGTGTTGGTGTTGGCGCCGGTGATCGCGGCGACCGGCACGTACTCCACCTTGGTGACGGTGCAGTCGAACGGCGCCTGCGTGACGACGCTGTCGAGGTCGTTCCCGGCGGTGCTGACCGCGGCGACGTCCTGCTCGAGGACCCGCTGCAGGGGCGCTGTGTCGGGCATGGTGTGCTCCTGTTCTGCGGGTTACGGGAGGTCGAGGCGGGCGACCGGATAGCGGTTCGCCTCGGTCGGCTGGTCGTTGTTGATGGTGTTCGAGACCTGCCAGCCGATCCGGAACGTCAGCCGGATCGCGGTCATGTCCTGCTGGGCCAGGTTGTAGACGATCGCGCCCGTGTTGTCCTGGATGACCGCCTGGTCGAGGATCTTCATGGTGATGTCCTGGCGGACTCCGACCACGAACTGGCTCCAGTCCCCCATGAACAGGGTCGGAGAGCCGGTGGTGGTGCCGAACAGGCCACGCATCGGGTAGACGATCGGCATGCCGTCGATCGACATCAGGTTGCCCGCAACGCGGGACTCGTCGAGCTTGCGGCCCTGGCTGTCACGGGACTTCCGCAGCTTGGACTTGACCGAGGTGGCGCCGACGAAGCCGGTCACCTCGTAGCCGTCGGCCTCGACAAGGCCGTAGGCGTTGTCGATGTCACCGAAGAACGCGCCCGCGGTCGCGGCCGAGTTCGCGGTGACATTGTTGCCAGCCGCGGTCGCGGCCGAGGCGATGTTCGTCGGCCACGAGGACGGAGCGTTCGTGCCGAAGAACACCGCAGCGTCCAGGGTGCGGCCGAACGCCTCCGTCAGGAGCGGCATGGCCTCGTCCCAGATGTTCGCGTCGACGTCGGCCAGGACATTGTCCGGGACCGGCATGATCGCCGCGATCTCCTCGATGTTCAAATACTTGTTCGTCCAGTTGACCTCGGTCGTCTGCTTCAGACCGGTGTCGCCCGAGACGAAGTAGGCGGTCGGCAGCGCCGACAGGACCGGGAACCGGAGCTGCGCGCGACCCACCGGGACGCGACGGAACAGGGACAGGACGGCGGAGGTCTCCGTCGCCTTGCCGAGCATCTCGTTGGAGACCTCTTCCGGGATCAGCGCCGAAGCGTCCGTCCTCGAGGTCAGGTTGGTGTAGGCCATGGGCCGGCCTCTCCTTTCGGGATACCGGCCGGACCTCGCCGTGCCGGGGGACTACTCAGCCCAGTCCCGCCCTCTGGCGGATCAGGGCGTTCATGTCGGTCGGAGCGGCAGCGGGCTTCCGCACGCCGCCGTCGTAGCTCGGGGTGTTCCGCTGCTGCTGCGCGCCGAGCGCCTCCAGCAGCTGGTCCGCGTCCGCCTCCAGCTCTTCGGAGGTTGAGCCCTGCAGGCGGGCCGCCCATTCGGCGGGGAGCTTCTTCTTCGCGGCGACCTCGTAGCGCAGCAGCTTCGCCGTCGCGCTCGCAGCCGTGGCCTCCGCAGTGGTCGCTCGGTCGGTGAGCTTGTCGAGGTCGCTCTTCTTCGCGTCCTCGTACTGCTGCAGCTTCGCGGTCAGGTCGTCGAGCTGCTTCTGCTGCGCCTTCGCCGCCCGCTCGGCGACGGTGCGAGCCCTGCGTTCTGCGGCCAGGGCCTTCTGGCCGGCCTCTCCGAGGCTGGCGCTGACGTCGTCGTGCTGTCCGGTGTCCGTCGCGGACCCCGTGTCGTCGGTGACGTCGGTGGTGCTGGTGTTCTCGTCAGCCATCGCGGCTGTCCTTCCGTTCACCCCGCCCTCGCGGCGGGGACACTCAAGGCGGCTAGACGATGTAGCCGTACCGGCGTAGCAGCCTCAGCTGCTCCGCCCGGTTGTCAGCGATCCGGAGAATCTCCTCCGGCATCAGGCGCGGGGTCGTCACTCGCGAGTACCGCTGGCCCGGGAAGCGGGCGAACTCGCCGCCCGCGCGTCGCATCCGCGAGCCGTACAGGCCGCGCCGCGTCGTCCCCTCCGACGTCGTCTGCAGGGTCCGGCCCGCCATGTGCGCTGTCGCCATGCCGCGGCGCGCATTCACGACCTGGCCCACATCGGCCCCGGACCGAATGGCGTCCGCGCCGGCCACGGTGAACACCCGGCGCTGCTCCGACTCCGGCATCCGGTCGAACAGCTCCGCAGGTGTCGGCACGCTCGGCCAGTCCTTCTCGCGTAGCGGCAGCGTCTGGCAGTCACAGTTCGGATGCCTGAGGAAGCCCTCACTGCGGCTGTACATGCGGCCCGACAGGACGATGCACCTGGAGCAGGCCGGAAGCTGCACCACCCGCACATAGGCGACGCAGTTCGGGTTCGCCGCCATCCCCACCTGGTCCGCCGAGCGGGCCGTGTCCGCGACCGCCGTCGACGCGTACCGGGCCATGTCGGCGAGCCCGCCGAGCATCGCCTCGTCCGCCGTCATCCCGGCAGCCAGACGGCGCCTCACACCGATCGCGGGCAGGAACAGCAGCGTCTCCAGCGGGCCGCCGTCCGGGGCGATCCCGGCGAACGCCGCCGTCACCAGCGTGGCTTCCGCGAGCGCCGAACCGCCCTGGGCGGCCATCTGCGCGGCGATGTACGCCTGCGCAGCATCCGCCACCGTCAACTGGCCTTCGGCGACCGCAGCCACGATCGCCGCGCCCGCCCGGCCCTCCAGGTCGGACTCGATCGACGCAGCGGACATTCCCTTCCACAGCTGCTGGATCTGCTCGACGACTGCCCGCACAACCGCGGTCACCTGCTGGTAGCGGGTGCGCCCAAGCTCAGCCGGCGTTGCCATCGGCCGCCGCCGGGTCGGTCACGGGCTGCTCCGGTGCAGTCGGATCAGGCTTGGGCCCGAACAGGCTGGCCGGGTCGCCGCCGAGGATCCTGGCGGCCTGCTGGTCGGCCTGCTCGCGCCACTGCGCGATCTCCGTCTGCGAGGCGCCCCAGCGCTCCCACAAAGCCTCCCGCGGCACGCCGAGCGTGGACATCTTCACCAGCGCGTCGACCAGTTCACCCTCGGTGCGGAACTCCGGGTTGTGCCAGATCACCTCGATCGCCGACAGATCCCGGTCGTCGCCCGCAGCCATCAGGTACAGGCGGACAACCTCCTCGATCGCCTCACCGAACGGCCGCTGCCGCTGCCTGACCTTGCTCACCAGACCGGACTCCGCAGCCTTCAGCGCGTCACCCGAGATGTTGACCATCGCACCAAGCAGATACTGGCTCGGGGTGCGGGTGCGGGCAGCCATGTCCTTCACGTCCGCCTCGACCGCGTTCAAGTACGGCCCGATGTCAGTGGCCTGGAACTCGCCGAGCTTGACGTTCTCGTCCTCGATCACCCACAGCCGGTCGACAGCAGCCTTGAACGGCTCGATCGGCTGTCCCGACTCGTCCGTCGGCACCTCATAGCCGGTCATCCACCGCTGCCGGAACGCCGCGAACTCCTGCGCCATCATCCGGTCGATCAGCGTCTTGTTGATCCGGTCCTGAATGTCGAGGACGTCCTCGATCTCCGACATACAGCCGCCCAGCAGGTCCGGGCGGTTCTGCATCTCGATCAGCGGCACAACCTTCAAAGGGTTCGGTGCCGGCCACACCTCACCCTCAACCTTGCGCTGCACCCAGCGCGGCTTGCCGCCGGTTCCCTGCTGCGGCTTCGGCGCCTCGTACTTGTACAGCGCGTCCGGGAGGTAGACGGTCGCCATCAGGTCGCCCGTCCAGTCGTCCTCCCACACCTTCAGCCCGGCCGCCCGCTCACGACGACTGCCCGGCTTGTAGGCGACGATGGCCTGCGTACAGTCCTCTGCCGTCACGATCGGCGTCTTCGCATCCGCCGGATTCGGCGCGACGAGCACGAACGCCCGGCCCACCTTCACCGCCTCGGTGATCAGCAGGTCCGAGTCGGCGTCGAAATTGTTGGCCTGCCAGATCCGCCAGGCCTCCTCGTCGCCCTCGCGTTCGTCGCCGATCCGCACCCCGTCCACCTGGATACGCTCCGCGGTCGCGTCCACGACGAGGCCCACGTAATTGGAGCGGGCCTGCTTCAGCAGCCTGCGGAACGCCTCCCGGGCCTTCTCCGCGATGTTCGCCAGCGGATGATCCCCGCAGTAGTAGCAGCGGATCACCTCCGCGTACTTCCGCCGCTCCTCCAACTCGTCCCACATCTTGTCGAGCCACCACAGCGGCTCACCCGGCTTCAGCTTCTGCGACGGGGCCACAAGCACCCCCTCGCATCAGAATCCGACCGCCACCCGGGACTTCGCCTTCGGCCGCCGTAGGTATCCGTCCAGGCCCATCACCGTCGCCGCGATCCCGTCGATCCGGGCCTGCGACTTCTTCCGGTCCGGCTTCGTCGGCCGGTAGTTGTCATTGCCGTCCGCGATCGTCTCCACGCACCCAGCCATCCACCGCAAGATCGGATGCCCACCATGGAGGAACCGCTGCTCCAACAGCAGCCGATCCAGCTCCTTGCACGCCGGCGACAGCCCCAAGAACGTCTGTGAGATCGGCGTCACCTTCACACCACGCTTCGTCTCCCTGTCGACGTTCTGCACGAGCTGCCCGGCGAACATGCGGTCGTAGCCGATCCACTGCACGTCGAAATGCTTGCAGTCCTCGAGGACTTGCCTCTCGATCGTGTCGTAGTCGATCGCGTCGCCCTCGGTCAGCTTCAGAAAGCCCTCACGCGCCCACTGCGCGAGCGGCACCTGCATCTGCCGCTGCAACTCCTCCAGCCGCTCCGACGGCAGCCAGAACCGGGAGACCAGCTCCAACTCGACGCCCTGCTGCTTCGACTCCACCGCCAGCACCCACGCGCTGATGTCAGACACCGCCGACAGGTCGAGGCCGCCCCATGCCCGCCGACCTTTCAACGCTGCCTCGTCGACCATGCCGGCCACCCGGTCCCAGGAACGGACGTCGATCCATCGCGTGGACGCCTTCGATCTGACATTGAGGCTCAGTCGAAGGAACGTCGGGTAGTACGACGGCGTCGTGCGAGCCTTCTCTGCCTCGCGCCGCATGTAAGCCATCGTTGGCGAAGTACCGAGCCCTGGGTTCGCCTTGGCCCAGGTTGCGGGAGAGAAGGGATCGTCAGCCTCATCGGCCGCCCAGATCACCCCGTAGTGCGCCGGGTCATTCATCACCCGGTTGGCGACCTTCTCCGTGATTCCGTGGACCTCGTCGTAGATGCTGCCCTCTTGGGCGTCATCGGCAGTCGTGATCATGACCACCATGGGTTGATCCCTGGCGCCAGTACCGGTGGTTATCGCGTCTACGAGATCGCGGGTGCGGTGTACGTGCAGCTCGTCGATCACTGCGCCGCTCACATTGAGCCCATGAGCGGTCTCCGCTATCCGTGACAGGGCACGGAAGACACCGCCGGTTCGTGGCACCCGGATCACCGAGGTCAGCACCTCGGCTCGACCTTTCACGGCCTTCGACGTCTGCGCCATCCGCTTCGCATCGTCGAACACGCGCTTCGCCTGCTCCAGGCTCGCCGCCGCGGCGTAGACCTCGGCACCCGTCTCACGGTCCGCCATCAAGAGCGTCAGGCCGATGCCCGACGACAATGTCGACTTCCCGTTCTTCCTCGGAATCTCGACGTACACCGTGCGGGCCACCCGCACCGACCGCTCAAGCTCCTCGTCCAAGTACAGCCACCCGAACGCCGGCAGGATCACCCACAGCTTCTGCCAGCCAGCCAGCCGCAGCGCTGACCCGCCCCAGCGGCCCTTCGTGTGCTTGAACGACTCGATCGCACGGACCACCCGCCGGGCCGCATCCACGTCGAACCAGGCACCCGGCTGATCGGCGAGCTGAAAGGCCACGATCAGAGGGCGGCGCTTCAGCGCGTCCGCGATCTCCTCATCGGTCATGCCGAGCTCGTGCAGCGCAGCCCGAGGAACCGTCAGCCCGTCCTCGACATCCTGCCGCGACAGCTCCCTAGTCGAACACGTCGCCGTCGTCATCGTCGCCACCCTCCGGCGGCGTCAGCCGGCCCCGAGCTGAGGGACTCAGGCCCAACTCGCCGATGTAGCGCGCGAGCTGCTGCCGGTACTGGCCGGCGACGGTGGTGGCACCGTTCTTCATCCACCCACGCTCGCCCTGGATGAGCATTCCGTGCAGGGAGATTTCACGCTCGCACTGGTCGATCCGGGCGACACAGATGCAGTAGTCCATGACCGTCTGCGTGTCGACCTCCGCCAGCCCGGCCGTGAACCGCAACACCGGGACAACGCGCCGCCACTCCCGACGGGCGATCTCCCGGCAGCGCGCGTTGACCTGCCGCTGCCGGTCGTCTCCCCGGACCGTCGGGAAGGTGTCGAGCCAGTTCGGCTCCTCCAGCTCCGACGGCGGCAGCTTCACGCCCTCGCGGACCGGCCGGCGCCCCGGGTTGCCCTCCCGGACCACCTGCAGCGGCGGCTTCGGCCGCGGCCCTGAGACCGCCATCACTCACCCCCTATCCGATCAGCGCGAGTTGCTCACCGCCGCCCCTGTCGCTCTTGGTCGAGTTACAGAGGAAGTGGGCGGTCGCAACGTTGGCGGGAGTGTCGGACCCGCCCTTGGCGAGAGGTATCAGGTGGTCAATTGTGGGAGCCAGCGGATGCGGCGCCACTGCCCCACGCCTGACTGACTTACGGCAGAGGTGGCAGCGCCAACCGTCACGCTCAAAGATCGCGTGTCGCGAGTACCTCTGCCGTTCCGCCTGCCGCTTTCGCACCCTTCGAGCTGCACCTTTGGCCCGGTCCATACATCTGGGGCGACAAAAGCGACCCAGGCCTCCCCAGCCTTGGGATACAAACTGCTCACCGCACCAGTAGCACCTCCCAGCGACCCATCGGCGTCGACTGCGAGTTCCGCGCGCAGCGCAGGCGAGCCTCATTGCGGCGAGGGCCCTCCGACTTGGCTGCACCCGGTCGCGGGCCTTGTAGTCGACAGCGCGGCATGAGTCCGAGCAGAACTTGCCGTTGGCCCGCGCCGACTCGTGTGGAGAGCCACACACGATGCAGGTGATCGCGTACTTCGCCCTGGTGGCGAAGTGCTGCTTCCAGTGGCCACTGCAGTAGCCGCGAGCGCGCAGGGCCTTGGAGCAGCCGGGTTCGCTGCAGTTCTTGGTCGGCGAGTCAGATTTGGTGCGCACAATTGCCTCCCAGGCATGCGGAAGGCCCCGAACCTGGGAGTGTTCGGGGCCTTCCTTCCTGCGGGGATCAGCCGCAGGCGTCCACACGGTCGTTCCGCGCAAGTGCTCTGACCTGCGCTGCTACACAAAGCTCTCCGGGGCGGTCCCCCGCGGGCGCGCACACAGGGGCGCCCCCA